CGAGCAGGTTATGGACCGCATGATCGCGAGCCATAGCAGAGTGGGGCTTTCCAGGATCCGCAACGGGGAGTTTGCTGACAGTGATTGGCAAGCCATGACAACTGGTGTGGGGAAGATAGGTCGCTGTAACATCGGCATCGATGATAGTCCGGCGCTGACGCTGGCCGAACTGAAAAGCCGCGCACGCCAGTACAAGCTGCAGCATGGCCTGGATGTGGTCATGGTGGACTATATGACCCTGATGAAGACCGAGAATCGCAAAAACGAAAGCCGAACTCGGGAGGTTGGCGAGTTGTCCAGAGGATTGAAGCAGTTGGCCAGAGAACTGAACGTGCCGGTGATTGTCCTGTGCCAGCTGAATCGCGGCGTCATGAACCGGAAGGACAGCCGCCCGGTCATGTCGGATCTGCGCGACTCTGGGGAGATTGAACAGGATGCGGACGTGATCCTGTTCCCCTATCGCGAGGCGGCGGAATGTCAACTGTGCCGAGATGGTGTCGAAAATCACGAGCACAGTACCAAGGCACACCAGATGCGAGCTGAAATCATCATCGAAAAGCAGCGCAATGGTCCGCGCAACGTATCATTGCCTTTTGTGTGGCTGGGAGACTATCAGCGCTTTGAGGAGATGGCCGGTGATTGAGGTTCGGATTTCGCGGGACGCGGTGGAATTCTGGGATGATGAACGGATGGTGTACGATATCGGTGCCGCGGCCATGGGCGGAGATGCCTGTATCGAGAGGTGGGAGCGTCACCTTGAAAATACGAAACGATGGGTATCTCCAGAGGTTTTAACTACCTTCCGTCGATTGGCTTGCAAATTGATGGCAAGACGGGAGCGTGCCCGGATGTTTGAGGCGGATCGCCTGGCTGTTTGGAGGGCCGTGCAATGACCCTCCTCCCATCCCGTCGATACGGCATCATCTACGCCGATCCGCCCTGGGCCTATCGGGACAAAGCCAACGCCGGCAACCGGGGCGCCGGGCACAAATACCCGACGCAGAGCGCCGTGTGGATTCGGTCTTTGCCGGTGAACGACCTGGCCGCCGAGGACTGCGCACTGTTTCTCTGGGCCACCATGCCGCAACTGCCGCTGGCTCTGGAGGTGATGGCCGCCTGGGGCTTCGAGTTTAAGACCGTCGCCTTCACCTGGGTCAAGCGCAACCGGATCGTGCCGTCCTGGTTCTGGGGGATGGGCAACTGGACCCGGGCCAACGCCGAACTGGTGCTGTTGGGGACCAAGGGCAAGCCCAAGCGGATTGATGCGGGGGTGCATTCGGTGTTGGACTCGCCCGTCGGACGGCATAGCCAGAAGCCGGATGAAACGCGAGACCGCATTGTCCGGCTGCTGGGGGATTTGCCGCGCATCGAGTTGTTCGCCCGAGGGCGTTATCCCGGTTGGGACGTGTGGGGCCTGGATGTGCCGCAGGAGGAGGATGTGCCGTGCAAAACCTCTTGCAATCCGCCTCAGTTCGTGGCAGATTGCCGGTGACTAAGCATTTTTGTTCAACGCGAGGGAGGCCCGGTGAAGGAAAGCACGGAACGCCACGTTCAGAAGCTGATTTCCAGGACCTGCGAAAAGGTTCGCGAAGTCGTTCCAAAAGCCGTGGACATGGCCGGCGAGACGTTTTCTGGCACCATCACCGTTAAGCTGCACCTAAACTGCGGCGGGGTCGACAAACAGCCGCAAATCGCGCTTGAGTTTTAGATATCCACAGAGGCGGGTACAGGGCAAGGCATGGGGTTGCGCCACCTTCCGAAAGAGGCCGCAACCGGACCCGCAGGAGACAGCCATCCTGACGGGCGAAACGAACCGGTGGCTTTCGGGCTCTCCGCCGATACGACGACGCGACGGTAAGACCTCCCCCCGACGAGGGGCTGAACAGGGGGGAGGAGCAACAACAGGTTGATGAACGACTGAACTACTGGTGATTCACGGTCCCCTTCGGGTGCGACCGGGAGCCCGGCAGGCCTTCACAGGTCTCTGCCGGGCTTTTTGCGTTTTTGGAGATGGACGATGGCAGGAAGCAGAAACCAGATCGACTGGGAAGCCATCGAGCGGGAATACCGCGCCGATCAGTTGTCTGTGCGCGAAATCGGGCGCAAATTCGACGTCACGGACGGAGCCATCCGCAAAAGGGCAAAAAAGGAAGGATGGGAAAGGGAACTCGGAGAGCAGGTCCGCAGGGCGGTACGCGAAAAACTGGTACGCAGGTCAGTACGCACTCCCAACGCGGACCCCAAACGGGCCGTAGACGAGGCGTCAGATGTTGGCGTGGCGGTGATCGAATGCCATCGACGGGATATCCAAAGCCTGGCCAGGCTGGAGGCAGAACTGCTGCGCGAACTGGCGGACAACCCGACCAAGCTCTATATCACCCAGTACCAAGGCGAGATCGTGGAGAAGGAAGTCGGTATCGCCGTGACCGAACGGGCGTCTGCGCTGCAGGCTCTGGCAGGCGTGCAACATAAAAGGATCCAGCTGGAGCGCCAAGCCTACAACCTAGACGAAAAGGAAGGGCCCTCTTCCGACCTCGAATCGGTGTTGGCCGAGGTGGCACAGCGCAGTAGCAGCCTGGTGAAGGATGGCCAGGACGAGTAAACAGCGCCGCATTGAGTTGGTCGAGCGCTTCTCGGACCAACTTTGGCGGCTACATAACCTGTATCACTGCGTAGACGAGGACGGCAAAAAGGTCCCGTTTCGGCCCAACGCGGCCCAACACAAGCTCATTGACAACCTGTGGTATCTCAACCTGATTTTGAAGGCCCGACAGCTGGGGTTTACGACCTTTCTGGGCATTTACGGACTGGACCAGGCGCTGTTCAACGACCACTTCTCCGTGGGGATCAACGCCCATACCCGGGAAGACGTGGAGAAGATTCACGAGAAGAAGGTCCAGTTTCCCTATGACAACCTGCCCGAGGGGTTGCGCCATGCCCGTCCTGCCGACACGGCCAGCGCCAAGAAGCTCAAGTTCGCCAATGGCTCCAGCGTGGAAGTCGGGACGTCGTTGCGCTCCGGCACCTACCAGATGGTGCATATCTCCGAGTTCGGCAAGTTGTGCGCGAAGTTTCCGGAGAAGGCCCGGGAGATTGTCACCGGCACCCTGGAAACGGTGCACCCCGGCAACCTGGTCTTTATCGAGAGCACGGCCGAGGGCAACGACGGCTATTTCTACGATTACTGCATGGAGGCGCTGCGTCGCCAGCAGGCCGGCCGCAAGCCGAACAAGCTGCAGTATCGGCTGCATTTCTTCGCGTGGTTCGAGGACCCGCGCAAGCGGCTCTCCCCGGAAGGCGTGGTGATATCGCCGGATCTGGTCAAATATTTTGCCGAGGTCGAACAACTGACCGGTGTTCGGCTCGACCCGTTTCAAAAAGCCTGGTACGCCGAAAAGCGCAGCAAACTACAGGACGATATGACCCGAGAACATCCCAGCTATCCGGAAGAAGCGTTCGCGGCCTCCATCGAGGGCGCCTATCTGGCCAAGCAGATGACGGCTCTCAGGCAGGCCGGACGCATTGCCAACGTGCCCCATGAACCGGGCCTGCCGGTCAACAGCGCCTGGGACTTCGGTCTGAACGACATGATGTGCATCTGGTTCCACCAGCGTGTCGGCATGGAAAACCGGGTTATCGGCTACATGAGCGGGGCCGACGATGATGTTTTGTACTACTGGCGGGAAATGCAGCAGCGGGGCTTCATCTGGGGCCAACACTTTTTGCCGCACGACGCCGGGCACCGGCGCATGGGGTCCTCGAAGAGCGCCGACGAAAAACCGCGCACCATCGAGGAAATCCTGACGGATGCCGGTATGAAAAACATTGTCGTGGTGCCGATGGTCGACGACAAGTACACGGCGATTCAGGAGACCCGGCAGTTTTTGCCGACCTGCTGGATCGACGAAGCCGCCTGCAGTGAGGGCATCAAGTGCCTGGATAACTTCCGTCGGGAGTGGGATGACCACAACGGTTGCTGGAAAAACCGGCCGCGCCACGATTGGGCGATGCACGGCTATGACGCCATGGAAACCCTGGCCCGCGGTTATCGCTACGTTCCAGAGGGCAAGGGCAGCCGTCGCCGTTCGCGGGGCAGCTGGAAAACCACCTGAGAGGATGCGCCACATGGCCGAAAACCTGGACAGCCTGTTTACCTATCATCCGCCCAAGGGCGACCAGACGGAACGCTACCAGCGGATCCGCGAAGCCGGCAAGGCTCTGGCGCGGGAGATTGACGCCTGTTGCCCGGCTGGGTTGGAGCGGGCCGAAGCGCTGGCCAACGTCCGGCAGGCGGTAATGTGGGCCAATGCCGGGATTGCCTGTCACGAATAACCTGGGAGGAAAGGAAGCCGATGACTGTTGAGCAGATTGCCGAGATTTGTCACGAAGCCATCAGGAAGGTAAGCCCGGAGATGGATACGCCGTGGGCACGCCTGCCGAAGACCCAGAAGCTGGCAAACGTTGCCGATGTGCAGAAGGCCCTAGACACCGAAAACGTCTACCCGGACACGGATGCCGGCGTCGAAATGAAGCTGGTTTGTGGCATCGTCCGCGCCCTGGCGCCGCTGGTGGCGGGCTACGAGGATTTTGGGCGGGCCACGGGCGAGCCTGAAGGCGAATCTCCCGCCGCGGCGGAGGGTCAAGAAACCCTTGGCGCCTACCTGAACAACCACAACCCGCCCTATCTGGCCATCAAGCGCGGCGATCGAATGGTCCTCTCGGCCCGTCTGGAGCTCGGCAGTAAGCTGCTGATTAACGGCTCCCTGTTTGATCACCGCGACTACCCGCAGCAAGACGGCGTGCCCCTGGGGGTGCTGTGATGCCCATGGCGTTGTTTGGTGCCCGCATCGAGGGCGAGTCCTGCATTCGGATCGGCGAGGTCTGGGAGGTCAACGGCTTCGCCTGGAAGGTGGTCAAGGTGATCCCCCGCAACCGGATCACGTTGAAACAGCTGGGGCGGATTGAAGAGCGTCGGCCCTTGCTGCCCTGGTGGCGGCGCCTGTTTGGATGGGTGGTGCGGCGATGATACGGCACAGCATTCGGCAGATCGGGGATTTGTCCCACCAGATCGTGCATCTGGCCCTGGACCCGGAGCGCCCCAGCAAAGAGCAACCGGCGCTGTTCTTGTTCCGGCCCGGCCGCCTGGGACGTTCGGCCATCATCCCCCTGGAGTCGGCCTGGAAATACGACGAGCCGGAAAACCGGCAGGCGCAGCTGGCCTGTCTGGAATCGTGCCGCAACATTGCCGTGGCTCTGGATTATCCGCAGGACGAAAGCACCCTGGCGCAGATCGCCATGTACATCCAGGACCATCTGGACGAACTGGTGCACGCTCCCGCCGCTCCGCAGCGCGAACGCCAGGTGGTGGGCACAATCTCCGGTTCCCTCAATGGCCGCAGTTTTGAACAAACCCTGACGGACTGAGGCGACGATGAATCAGGCGCAGATCGAAAACGTGCGGGTGGTCAAAGCCCGTCAGCCCTGGGTGGACGAAGAGGCCGAGGCTATTGCTGCTGAACCGCAGACCAAGCCGGTCAAGGGAGAATCCCTGGACAGCCCGGAGGTGCAGGAGCGGTTTAAGATGATACTGTGCCGGTTCATCGATGAGGTCGACTACCAGGCGGACAACCGCGTTGAAATGGCCATCGACCAGGATTACCGCGACGGCATCCAATGGACCGAGGAGGAAATTCGGGAGCTGCGTGAACGCAATCAGGCGCCATTGGTGTTCAACAAGATCAAACCGGCCATTGCCTGGATCGTCGGCAGCGAGAAGCGTGCCCGGGTGGATTTCAAGGTGGTGCCGAGGGGCAAGGAGGACGGACCGGGGGCCGAAGCCAAGACGAAACTGATGAAGTACGTCCACGACGTCAACCGGCAGCGCTCGGTTTGGTCGAGGGCCTTTGATGATTCGGTAACCGCTGGCGTCGGCTGGGTGGAAGAGGGTCTGAATCCGAACCCGCTGGAAGAGAAACTGGTGGTGCGCTACGAAAACTGGCGCAACGTCCGCTATGACCATCTGAGCGTGGAGCCGGACTTGAGCGATTCCCGCTATCTGTTCCGCTCCAAGGCCATTGATCTGGACCTGGCCAAGCTGCTGTTTCCCAAACATACCGCCATA